CAAAACTCTTACGGAGCGGGTGGTACTTCATACGGACTCTTCGATAACGATGAGGATATGGCTCTAAACTTAGGTTTCACTGGCTTCAGAAGAGGTTACGACTTCTACAAGTCTGACTGGAAGTACCTTAACGATGCTACTATGAGAGGTGGTTTAGTAGGTGGCGCTATCAACGGACTATTAGTCCCTGCTGGTTCTACTACTGTATATGACCAAATCTTAGGTAAGAACGCTAAGCGTCCATTCCTACACGTTAGATACAGAGCTTCAGAAACTGAAGATAGAAGATACAAGACTTGGATCACTGGTTCTGCTGGTGGAGCGAGAACATCTTCTTTAGATGCTATGGAGGTTAACTTCTTGAGTGAAAGATGTGTATGTACTTTAGGTGCAAACAACTTCTTCTTATTCCAGAACGCATAATCTAAAATGATGGAAATGGGGGAGGGGAATCCCTCCTCCCCTATTTTTTTAACTTTAATTGAATTTTAATAAAATGAAAAAGAAAACAGTTTTTACGTCTAAGGCGTACAGATTAAAAAATGGCACAGCGCCATTAAACTATATGTTGTCTTCGCACAACACCAGTAGATCTCCCTTACTTTATTTCGACGAGCAAACAGGCGTGAACCGCCCACTTCGTTATGCAAGGAATCAAAAGTCTCCTTTTGTAGATGAACAAGATGGTAATGCTATTTTAGAACCTATCGTTTTTGAAGACGGTATGTTAATGGTAGAGAAAGCTAATCAAGTACTTCAACAATTTTTATACTACCATCCTGGTAGAGATAAAATCTTTGAAGAAGTGAATAACGAAAAAGACGCTGCAGAAGATGTAAATATTTTAGAGCAGGCTCTTGAAGCTCAGATTGTAGCTAAAGAACTTTCTTTAGATAAGTTGATCTCTGTAAGTAGAATCCTTATAGGAGGAAATGTTGAAAGATACAGTACTGCAGAACTAAAGAGGGATATTCTTTTATATGCTAAACATAACCCTGAAGACTTTATGGAAGTAGTTAACGATCCAGATTTAGAGTTCGATGATGAGATAAGACAATTCTTTGATGAAAAACTTTTATCTTTACGCAACCATAACAAGGACGTATACTTCAATCTTAAGGGAAATAAAAAGAAAATGCTTACCATTCCTTTCGGTGAAGATCCTTACCACGTAGTGGGGTCTTACTTAAAGACAGACGAAGGCATAGATATATACCAAGGACTTTCTAAGTTACTTAATAAATAAAAACCATGATAGATTTTATCTTACAAAACTGGGCTGAACTGTTAATCGCAGTAATGGCTCTTGCAAAAGTAGTAGTAAACCTTACTCCTACAGAAAAAGACAACCAGATCTTTGGTTGGATAGATGGATTAATTAATTACTTTATTCCAGATCGCAGAAAAGCATAAACCAATTAAAAGAGGGGGCCCAAACGGGCTCCCTTTTTTGTTGTACCTTTGTTTTTTATTAACCCATTAATTTTTTTTACAATGGACAAATTTATCTCAGTACCTGTTACAGGTGAAACAAACTTCTTAGTAAGTGTTGCGGATGTAATAGCTATTCAAATTGGTGATGCGAGTGGACCTGCATCTAATCCAACAACAGCTACGACTATTACTTACAATAGCGGTAATAAAGCTGTGTTTACTAACGGAACCGTGGTAGGCAATGAATTTAGAGACTCTCTGCAAAGCGCTATGACAGCGGCTCTTGCTACGTCATGGACTAATGTAGTTGCAGACTATGTTCCACCGACAGCAGTTTCTGCTATAACAATCTCGTAATTATGGCTAAGTACGTTGACGTTCAAGTTCCTATTTTAGCTGGCTCTACTGCAACGGGACCGGCTAAAGTAGTAATTACAAACAGTAGCACGACTACAGGCGCTGTAGCCGGTAAGCTTACTGATTCAGGTGGTACACCAAACTTTACAGCAAACGTACAAGTTGGTGACTACGTATTTATTAATGCTACTGGTATTTCAGGTTTTACTATCAGAGACTTTTCTATTGTTACAGCGGTAGACAGTGACACTGCTTTATCTATTTCAGGTAGAGGTAATACTGGAGTGACAGGTTTGTCTGCTTCAGGAACTGCTTATGCTATTGTAGCTGCAGCTAATGTATACGATTGTGACCTGAGTGGTGGTGGCTTTATCCAGCTTAATCGTCCTTCAGGCGTTCAGGTAGATGATGTATGGTGTAACACTACTACTAACTTAAACTACAGAGTTACTGAAGTAGTAAGTGACACTAAAATAAAGTTAGACACTCCAGGAGCTTGTATAGTAGGTGACGACTTTTTCCTTTTAACAGATAGAGCTGAAGGCGGTAACTACAAAGTAAGAGTAGATAACGCTACACTAATTAGAGGTAACGCTTCTTCTGGGCAAACTACTGTTCACTACAAAAGAGGATCAACAAGTCAAAAGCTTGCGATGGATTTAGGTGACGCTCCTTCTTCTGCAAAAGATGTATTCTCTACGCAGTTTAAAAAGTCTGCAGAGATGGTTATGCAAGATAGCTGGAGGTATGCTTCTATTACAATGCCTTACGTGCCGTCTGACGGAACGCAGGGTATCCAATGGGTAGCTACTTTCACTTACTCTTAAGATCGTAGAATAAACACATACAAGAAAGGGCTTCAGAAAAAGGGGCCCTTTTTTTTATGCTTATCTTTGTTTTTATTAACGCATTAGTTTTTTAAGGATGGCCTCAACATTTTTAAATATTAAAGGGAAGGCTGTAGCAGGTTTTTCGGGAGAACAGTTGGTTAGCATCCGTGGCATTAAAACAATCCGCTCTGCTTCCTCAACTTCTGCTACAACACTTATTCAATACGAAGACGGTACCACTACCACTGTAACCACAGCTGCACAGGTTAATTGGGACGTTTTAAAACAACTTACAGCAGCTGTTAAGGCTGCTACAAGCAGGTCGTGGACAAACGCGGTAATTTATGACGTGACCTTAGTAAAGGATCCTGTAAGCATTATTAATGCTTAGTAGACTCTAAAAAATGGCCGCCTTTTTTTTTGTGTTATCTTTGTAAAAACAATTTTACACTATGCCAGCTTCAATAAATGCGGTGCGAAATACGGTGTTGGCTATAGCTAACAAGAATAACTACGGATATATTTCGCCACAGGATTTCAACCTCTACGCTAAGCAAGCGCAGATGGATATGTTTGAGGATTACTTTTATCAGTACAACAACTGGATAAATAGAGAAAACACAAGAACCTCTGGGACGGGTTATGCAGATATAATAAAAGGATTAGAGGAAGTTATAGATACTTTTTCCGAACAAGTTTTTCTTTCTTTACTAAATCCTTTTAATGTTCCTAACGTACCGAGTGGATTGTCGGGATCTAATGTGTACCAACTCCCTGACGATTACTACCTTATAAATAAATTATATCGTTATCCCACCCTTAGAGTAAATAGTGCAACAAGTAATACCGTTCCTAACAGTACTATACTTGTTGATACCACACAAAACTTTTTTAATAATGGAGTGCAGCCTGGAGATATAGTAGTAAACACAAGCGCTACAGGAACGGCTCCATACCCAGCAACAGGTGCCACAGGACTACAAGGTTGGGTGGTAGGCATAAGTCAAACTGCCTCTCCCGCTGGATCCAGTTTGCTTTTATCGACACAACTATTTGTTGATCCTGCCGGAACAGGTGCAGAATCTTATGAGATTTATGATTCTAAAAATATTGTAGAGGTAGAAAGGGTAAGCCAAAGAAAGATATTTAACCTTACAAGCAGCAACCTTACTTGCCCTACAGCACAGTATCCGTGCTACGTCTTGGACGGAAACTTAATTAGTGTTTACCCTACAATATGGGACGCTAATAACGACCCTTACGACGCGGGATATCAAATGGGGAGATGTGACGTTAAAGCTCAATACATACGTTATCCTCGAGATCCAAACTGGACGTTTGCAGTTTTACAAGGAGGCGAACCGTTATTTGATCAGTCTCAACCTGACTTCCAACAATTTGAATTACCTAATTCTGACGAGCCCGCTTTGATTGCAAAAATCTGTCAGTATGTGGGTATAGAGATAAGAGAAGCTGACGTGTTAAATTTTGGCACTAATGAAGAGGCTCTTGATATGAAAGAAACAAGCTAAAGATTATGGCGTATATAACCGATTACGAATATTACGAAAACAACCAGGTTTCTCCCGAGGATGCAAACTGGGGTTCATATCAATATGTTTCCCTGGATGATATAGTTAACAACTTTATGTTAATGTATCAAGGTAACAATGAACTTATTAATAATGTAAATAGATATCAAGTTTTATTCTTTGCTAAAAGAGCTATACAAGAATTAAATTATGATGCTATGAAGGAAATTAAAATCCTTCAACTACAGATATGTGATCAATTACGTTTTGTTCTTCCTCCTGATTATGTAAACTGGGTAAGAATTTCTTTATATAAGAATGGCGTGTTAATGCCTCTTACCGAAAATATCCAGACCAACTGGAGTGGAGCGTACCTTCAAGATCACGAATGCCGTGTACTCTTTGATGCGTATGGCGATGTTCTAAAACCAAATAACTCTAAATTAGATTTAGACAGATTAGATGGTACAAAGAAAAGTATATACCTCAACAGCAATAGCCCTTACAATAATTGTGAAGGTTGGTGTATTGATGGGAGGTGGTATTTCGATTACAATATTGGATCTCGTTTTGGTTTAAATACAGAGACGGCTAACAAAAACCCTACGTTTAGTATAAATAAAAAGGGTGGTGTTATCAACTTTAGCTCACACGTAGCTGGTGAGTTAATAGTTTTAGAATACGTGTCAGACGGCATGGAAAAAGGAAAAGATTCTCAAGTAAGTGTGAATAAACTTTTTGAAGAATATCTTTACGCAGCTATTAAATATTCTATTTTAAACAACAGATTAGCCGCACAGGAGTATGTGATTAACAGAGCGCGTAAAGACAAGTCGTCTTTACTCCGTAATGCAAAACTAAGATTAAGCAACATGCACCCTGGTAGACTTCTCATGAACATGAGAGGGCAAGCAAAATGGATAAAGTAATATGCTGATACAAACAACATTTATTAAGGGTAAGATGAACAAGAGCGTGGACGAGCGCTTAGTTCCTAATGGCGAGTATGTAGATGCATTGAATGTGCGTTTGGGTTCTACTGAAAGTACTGAGATAGGCGCAGTAGAAAACTCTCGTGGAAATACGGCATTGACTGCTTTAGAATATTTAGGAGAACCCTTGAGTGTTGATGGCACCCGATGTATAGGTGCTTTTGAGGATGGTATGCTTGAAACTATTTACTGGTTTGTTCACGATGCTAACAATCCTGTATCGGCTTCGGGACAAGTAAGTATGATTCTATCATACAATGTTAATGTAGAGACGCTTACTTATCACGTTGTTAGTGAAACCGTTTTAAATTTTAATCATAACTACCTGATAACAGGAGTAAATAAAATTGGTAATCTTTTATTTTTTACAGACGACTTAAACCCTCCGCGTTATATTAACGTAAGAAGGCAATACAATACAGATACGGTATTAATAGATCCGTTAGAAGAAGAAGATATTAGTGTCATTGTAAAACCCCCAGGCTTCGAGGATATAGCTCCTGGATATGAACCTTTAGGAGCTCCGTATATCGAATTATTTGATAACGGAACTACGGAGGATTATATGGAACCACGATTCCTTTGTTTTGGTTACAGGTATAGATACCAAGACGGCGGGTATAGTGCAACCTCTCTGTTTACTACTCCTGCTTTTGAACCTAAAGAATTTGACTTTAGTTATTCGACGTTTAAAAACGAGGGTATGCAGAATAGATATAATGCAGCCCGCGTATACTTTTCTACAGGATCACGTCGAGTACAAGAAATACAAGTTCTATATAAAGAAGCTCAAACTAATGAGATCTTTATTATAGACCGACTATACAAAGACACTCAAGGAATTGCAGATAATAATTTTATTCACCTTACGTTTACAAACAGTAAGATACTTACTCTTTTAGGTGGTGATGAGTTGTTAAGACTTTACGATAATGTTCCACGTAAATCCCAAGCCCAAACAATTCAGGGTAACAGGTTAATGTATGGAAACTACCTTGATCAATACGATGTTGCTTTATCGCCTGGTGGGGAGCCTATAGAAATAAGATTCCAAGCTCAACCTGTAAGTACACCACAAGGACAGATATCATTCCCTGTGCCACAATCATCGGTAGGGATATATGATATTAACGCTGCTATTCCTAACACTTCTATAGATAATTCAGTTTTAACTTTTGATTTACCTCTCGGTTTCCAGGTGTTCTTAACAAGATTTAAAACGCTTTCAGGTTTTGCGTCTGTTGAATTTAAA